AGGTGTGTGTGGACACAAGGATGAACAATGGGATGAAATGGAAGAAGCAATTGCAAAATTTAAAAGTGCTGGAGTGGATTGGCCAGTGTGGGTCATGCCTGTTGGTGCTAGAGAAGAAGAACAAAAAGACTCTGCAGGTGCTGTGGCCAAACGTGCTTTCCAACGTGGGTACAACGTGGCCGCCAGAGTGCATGTGTATTTGTTCGGAAATGCAATAGGCACATGAGAGTTTTTTCTAAAAGAAACTTTGAAAAACCAAAACAACAAAAAATGTGTATTTGGCCTTATTTGACAATTATTGGTATAGGAGTTATAATATTAATATGTTTGACAAGTTAAAAACAATGTTCAACAAAAAGCAGACTGAACAAAAAAATGCAAAAGAAATTGCCACTGAAGCAGGTGAGCCTTATATAAAAGTTTTAGATACAAATGTTGATCCAAAAAATCCTAAGTATGGATACTTCGAACTGGATTGGAACAAGCATTTTGTAGAAAATTTAAAGAAACATGGATTTTCAGGCAACACAGATGAAGAAGTTGTTGATCATTGGTTTTCTGTTTTGTGCAATACAATAGCAGATGAAGCCACTCCACTTGCCACAGATAACGCTATTGTGAAAGAAGAAAAGCGAGAGGATGGCAAAACTGAAATCTCCTAAAACATATCTTATTATAGATTCAGCAAATACATTTTTTAGAGCCAGACATGTGGTTCGTGGCGATGATATTGATACAAAACTAGGACTTGCTTTGCACATCATGATGAACTCTGTAAAAAAATGCTGGGAACGTTTCAAAGCGGATCATGTGGTTTTTTGTTTCGAAGGAAGATCATGGCGTAAAGATTTTTATCCTGCCTACAAACAAAATAGGAAGGTTACACGTGATGCTATGACTCCTGCAGAACAAGAAGCAGATAAATTGTTTTGGGACACATTTGATGAATTTAAAAACTTTGTGTCAGACAAAACAAATTGCACAGTGTTACAACATGCTGAGTTAGAAGCAGATGATCTTATAGCTGGTTGGACACAATCACACCCTGATGATAAGCATATTATTATATCTTCTGATACAGACTTTTATCAGTTATTAAGTGAAAATGTTTCCCAATACAATGGGATCACAGATATATTTGCAAACACTTATGGATTTGTTGATGACAAAGATCAACCTGTGATCGACAAAAAAACAAAAGAGCCAAAATTGCCTCCTGATCCAGAATGGTTACTATTTGAAAAATGTATGAGGGGTGATTCATCAGACAACGTCTTTTCTGCTTATCCAAAAGTAAGAACAAACAAACTAAAAGAAGCGTTCGCAGATAGGAAAAGCCAAGGCTTTATATGGAATAATTTAATGTTATCGCGATGGGTTGATCATAATGGCAAAGAAAGAATTGTTAAAGATGAGTTTGCTGTAAATGAACAACTTATTGACTTGACCAAACAACCAGATGATATTAAAATAAAAATAGCAAATACAATAGCAAATGCAACAGATTCAGCAGAATCCGTCAGCAATGTTGGAGTACATTTGTTAAAATTTTGTGCGAAGCACGAATTAGTAAGGATAAGAGATAATGTTAAATTTTATGCAGAACCTTTCAACGCAAGATTCTATCAAGACCAAGCAATTACTGCCTGATCGATTTTGGATTATCGAACAGAATGGACTTAGAATAGGAACCATACAAAGACATGATGAAAATAATTTTATTGTCACAGGCACTGATTCATCAATTGCACATCTTACAAAACAAGAAATAGATGACCATTTTGCATTATTTTCATTCAAAGCGCCTGTAGAAACTACAGAAGATACAATAAGTGCAAAGAAGGAGATATATGGATATCCAACAAAACACATACCACACAATGCAGTGCTGGATGTAAAACATAAGATCCCTCTTTACACCAAATCGATAAACTCCAACAACATGTATGCGGCTGGTTATTACATAGTGCATTTTCCAAAAGGATGGGTAAAAGGATTTTGTCCAAAGTTATCCACAATCACCCAGAATCAGTTCCAAGGTCCATTCAAGACAGTTATGGAACAAAGACAGGCTTTTTCCAATGTCAACAAAAATAGATGATACTCTACACCTAAAAAACTTTATTGAATCAATCAATAAGGCCGATAACGCCAGACAGCGAGAAATGAAAGTTAGCATTGATCAAGCCAAACGTGTGCGAAATGCATTGACAAGTTTATTGATACATTATGCCGAAATCACCAGCAGAAAAAACACAGAAGTAAATACACCAAACACAGAAATGGACGGGGGAAAATTTAAATGAACATTGTATGGACAAAGCCAGGTTGTACATTTTGCGATATGGCAAAGGCACTATTAAAGGAAAAAAACATAGAATTTGAAGAAAGAAATCTTGGTAATGGATGGACAACCGAACAACTTTGGGAGTCTGTGCCTGGCGCAAGATCTATGCCGCAAATTGTTTTAGATGGAAAAGTGATTGGCACATATCAGCATCTAAAAACACATTTCAACCTATAAAAATCCGGTAAATACTCATATTATATGAGTAGACCAAAACCAAAGACTCTCTTGCAGTACACCAACAAGAAAAACTACAAGATGGATGAAGTGTTGGATGCCAGTGGTATCTATGCGGTATTCTATCAGGGAAAGCCAATCAATTTGAAATCCAGTTCTATCATATCTAATTATCCTGGACCGAAATACAAAAAAGTTTCATTTTCTAATCCAGGCCATGCTCACAATTTGGCCCAAAAACTAAATGGTATGTTCAAAACCACTGAATTTAAAGTGTATGAACTTACTGAGGGAAAATTGTTGACCAATGAAACTGACTAAGTTAAAACTAGCCGAACTTTGTAAACTACAATGTGACCTTCACATGTCTCCAGAAAAGGTCAAGAAGATTATGTTTAGATCATTTGGAGACAATTCAAGATTTCAACTTACTTACAAAGGATTTCAGATACTAAAATATGCAAAATTTAAAACATATAAAATAAAAATTAATAAGCAACTGACAATGAAATCGATGTTGAATCTGGATCGGCAGTGCCCATGTCCTTACTACCTTCCAAAAAACAAAACATATGTTTACATCTTTGCTGAAAAACCAGCAGTGGTTCTCCAAATGCTGGATGGTGACATAGAAAACTTCCAACTATAGCGACTTTTACGTGGTTGACAGTATGTGCTATGGTATTATAATAGTATTATTATAAGGAGTGTATACAAAGATGAGCGACAAAACAATAGAAACTACAAGACAAATTGGTCCTAAGCAGGCAATATCAGCACTTGAACATTGCATTGCCTTAAAAAGACCTGTGATGATATGGGGTGCGCCAGGTATTGGTAAGTCCGATATTGTTAAAAAGATTGGAGACGAACAGACACGTGAAGTAATTGATATAAGACTTCCGTTATGGGAACCAACAGATATCAAAGGCATCCCTTTTTATAATTCAAAATCAAACGCAATGGAATGGGCACCGCCTATTGAACTTCCATCAGATCCTAAAAGCACTGCCATTTTATTTCTTGATGAAATAAATGCGGCTCCACCAGCAGTACAGGCTGCGGCATATCAACTTATACTCAACAGGAAAGTGGGTGCATATGAATTGCCTAAGGGCGTTTCCATTGTGGCCGCTGGAAACAGAGAAACAGATAGGGGAGTTACATTCAGGATGCCTGCGCCACTTTCTAATAGATTTGTCCACATTGAAATGAAGGTAGATTTTGATGACTGGTTTGAATGGGCAACACTTAATAATATTCATGCAGATGTAGTTGGTTACTGCACATTTGCAAAAAATGATTTGTATGACTTCGATCCAAAAGGTTCTTCAAAGGCATTTGCCACTCCAAGAACTTGGGCATTTGTAAGTCAATTACTAACCGAACACCTGCCGGATAATACACTCACTGATCTTGTAGCGGGTGCGGTTGGCGAAGGCACAGCCATTAAATTTATGGCTCATCGTAAAATAGCGGCTGACCTTCCCAACCCAACAGATATACTATCCGGAAAAACAAAAAAGATGCCTAAGAAAGTTGAAGTCTCAGGACAATATTCTTTGGCAGTATCTATGTGTTATGAATTAAAAGAGCAAGAACAAAGCAAAGAGTTCGACAAAATGGCAGATTGTTTTTTAAACTTTATGATGGAAAACTTTGATACTGAACTTACTGTGATGGGTGCCAAGATTGCACTGTCTACTTACAAACTGCCGATGAAGCCTAGCAAGTTGAAGTCGTTCAACAAGTTTCACGAAAAGTTTGGAAAGTATGTTGTTGCGAGTATGGAGGCTTAATGAGAAGTCCACAAGAAGAAAAAATTACTACTGCTAGGATATCTCTATTACTAAAAAAGCCATTTTTTGGCAACATGGCAACTAGGTTAATATTAAAAGAATCAAAAGAGATTGGCACAGCGGCAACAGACGGTAGACATCTTTGGTATGATCCTAAGTTTATTGATAGGCTTAATGTAAAACAAGTTGAATTTTTATTAGCACATGAAGTTTTACATGTGGCATTCGAACACATGTTAAGACGTGGAGACAGGGAGCCACAGGGATGGAACGTGGCGGCCGACTATGCTATCAATCAAATACTTGATGACGAATCCATTGGAAGCAAGCCAACAGGTGATGACGCTCCTTTGTTAGATTCTTCATATAGGGGTTTGTCAGCAGAACAAATTTATGAACAACTATCTGACTTTCAAAAAAAACAACAAACAATGGATGTGCATATCGATCTTGACAAGGGAGAAGCAAAAGTAAAAGATAAGAATGGTAAAGAACATAAAATTAATATGCCAAAATTATCCAAGGCCGAGCAGGATCAACTAAAAGATGAAATAAAAAATTCTTTATTACAATCAGCCAAAGCGGCTCAGAGTTCAGGATCAGGCAATATTCCTTCTGGACTACAAAGATTGATCAGTGACATAACACAACCAAAACTGGATTGGCGTTCTATGTTAAGACAAACAATTAAGTCACAAATTAAAAACAACTACACATGGATGAGACCATCACGCAAAATGTATTCCAC